GGCTTTTTGTACTTCCGCAACTTTGCGGTTTAATGAACTTGCTGACATTTTATTGCCCTTTCTTCATATTGTTAAGCGCCGCAATATCCCTCTGCGTTTGAATGCGCTCTTCTGCAACTCTGGTTTTTTCATCCAGAGCCTCTTTCTGAATGTTGATGCGAGCCGCAGCTTCCATCTGGTCATTCATTTCCTTCTCGCGGTCAAGCTGATTTCTGTCATCAGCCTCTTTCGCTCTGCGCTGGATGTCAGCCTCACGCAAAGCAAGCTCTTGCTGACGAATTGCCACAAGCGGGTCAGTTTGCTGTGGCGGCGTTACAGCCTGTGCATACTGCTCGCTAAGCTCTCCAACAAGCTCAGCAGCGCGAGATGCAACTTCTGTCTGCATAGCCATCATGCCTTCCTGAGAAGCCTGGATTTGCATCTGCTCTTCTGGTGAAAGCTGTTCCATAATCTCTTGTTGCGCCATAGCTTCCGCCATAAACCCAAGATGCTCTTGGATATGGCCTTGCAACGTCATCACTATAGCTGCGTTAGCCTGTGCCACAGGTGTTGCAATAATTGCGAGGTGCGCCTCGATATGCGCCTGATGATTCTGGTCTGGGAAAGCTTGTAAAGGCTTGCCGCGCATAGCTTCCTGATTCTCCTTAGCCGGATTTGTAGGTTGAGGCACAGGTGGTGGAGGGAGTATGGAATCAACATTTGTAACTCCTAATGCTTCGTACATTTTTCTGTACGCTTGATATAAACCCTGTTCATTCCCATGAATTTCAGGGTTTGATTGAACTAACTGTAATTCTGTCTGCGCCAAAGCAATACGCTGTGACATAGAGAAAATATTTGGGTCTGAAACTGGAACAACGTCAATGCGGTCATCGAAGTCTGTTACCTTTATTTCAGGTGGTGCGCCCGGTATCGCATATGGATACATCGGAGCCATAAACCTACCAAAAACATTAGCCAGAAGCTTGAATTCCATCTTCTGAGAGTAATGCAAGCGCTTATGGATAGCGGACATAACCTTTGTGCCGCGCTCCATAATAGCCATAGTAGTCCCTACAGGCGTTTCTCCGCCCATCTCAGCTACCTTCATGTCAGCCATAGACGCAAACCTACGCCCAGAGTCAACAAGGGTTCCTAGAAGCGCGTAGAGCGTCTGTGAAGGCTCTTTAAACGGCAGCGTCATCAAAGATTGACGAATATCCTGACCCGCGACATCAATATCACGGAATTCTCCCGGACTTAGTGGCTCATCCTCGTCACGAATACGAGCACCACGCGACTTAAACCCTGCGGGTAGATTTGCCAATGTTCCAGCATCAATAAGCTGTCGTAACAGGCTTGTTGCCGCTAAAGACAGGCCGCCAATCATATGCGTTAGGCCAAAGCCGTAGAAGCCCAAACCGGGCAAGAATTTATAATGCACAAAGTAAGGCTTGGCACGGCGCAATGGGTCTGTCTGCTCGTAATTACGGCGGATAGACAATACCTTGTTGTTCTTTTCTATGATGGTAACAATATATGGCAGCTTTAAGCCAGTTTCTTCACCATTAGGGTCTAAATCTTCAAAGCCAGGCAAATCTAAGTTTGTGTGCACCTCGTATAAAGTAATATCTTCATTGGTGCCTGAAGGGGAAATCCCCTGAACATCATCAATAGTTTCCTGAACATCTGAATAATCGCTCTCGCCGTAGCCTTCGCCCGGCAAATCAACGTCAGCATAGAAGCCAGTTAGCTGAAGCTTGCGAACTTCGTTGCTGTCCATCTTCACTACATGCGTAATGCGAGTAGACGATGCTAAGTCTGTAGCTGTATAGGGAACGACTAAATCTTCAGCATGAACAAACTTAGACACCGCCCTTTGTAACAAAGGGTCGAAGTAAATCTTCTTAAATGTGCTCCCTATCAACGGAAGATAGAACAACATCTGGTCTAACTCAGGGTCGTACTCTTCCATCTCATAGGTAATCTGGTAATTCATGTAGTTCTTAACGCGGTCAGCCTGCGCTAGAACATCCTTGTTCTCATCACCAATGATTTGTGTGCGAACAGGGCCGCCAGCAGGCAATAGCTCACGATAAGCCTGCGCCTGAAACTGTGTGACTGACTCAGCAAGCAAAGGATGCACAACACCAGAAGCACCTTCAAACGGCTGAGAGCGCTCTTCATACTTCATGCCAAGCAAGTCGATGCCGCGCTTATATGTCTCTTCCCAATCTTCACGAGAAGATAAATCATCGTCAATGTCGCCAACCAAATCAGAGGCAATAGACATTGCGTCTGCTTCGTCCATATATTCGACCAAGTTATCGCCAAAAGGTATTTCTAATGGCACCTCTGTCATCATCATATCTTCTGATATGTCTCCAACAATAACAGAACCGTCATCCATAGAAACTTGGCCCGGCTCGGCTGCCATTTCTATGACATCAATTTCAGCCTGCTCTTGCGGATTCATCGGCACTACATTATCGCCGCCTGAACCTATACCTTTTTCAACTGCCATTAGTCTAAGTCCTCATTATTAATAACAACGCGCAAATTCGGGCCCTCTGGTTTCGGCTCTGGTATGCCAGCACCAGCTAAATCACGCTGCGCCCCCATTTGACGCTCGTACAGTATATCTCTTACTTGCTCATCTGTCATATCGTCAGTAATGCCCATACTTCTATAGTAGTCGCGCTGCTCGTTTCTAGCACGCGCCATATTTCTCTGAGCCTCTAAACCTCTTCTGTTGGCTTCAGCGTCATCCATGCGCTTCTTTGCTTTGCCTACACCAAAATCATAAGCATCATCAGCAGTTTTAGCAATCTTGTTTACCATATCAGTAGGGTCGACAAACAAACCAAAACTGCGTTCAAAGTCATTTATTGTTTCAGGCAGCTCCTTGGCAATAATCTCACCCATATTCGGAGTTTGACCGCGACCTTCAGCCTTCATGCGTTCATACATAACGCGGTCTTGAAATGTGTCAAAGAAACCGTCTACATCCATAGGCTCGAAACCTCTGTCAGCCGCGCCGACAAAACCTTCATCTATATCATTCTTAATTGTCTGAAAAGAGTCCTCTAGGCCCATATAATCCATCTCTTCCTGATAGACCTCCCTGCCTTGCTTAGAGATTGCTTTGTCTCTTTTAGCTTGAGCCTGAAGAAAGACATCAGAAGGCCCTGATACAATCTCACCCTCTAGAGCCTTTTTGGGCTTTGGAGAAGGCAATAAGCCAGCAGGCTTTGGCGGCCCTTCAATCGCCATCATAATCCCTTCAGAAGGCGTTGAGTCAGATGGGGCAGCGCGGCGAGTGGAGGGTACCCTCGCGCTAGACAAGGACGAAGGGCTTGCCCCTGCCATTAATCCACCAATCTGACCCAACCCGTACATGTCTCGCTTCAAGCGCTCCGACATACCTTGCCCACCGCCTAATGCTTCATAGCCTTCGCCAGCGACTTCTGCTGCACCGCGAAGCCCAGCTTCACTAGCGCGACCAATAAAGTCAAAAATATCAACAGGGCCGCCAATCATAACCCTGTTTATAGACTGCAAAGGTCCAACGCCGTCTTTATCACCAAAAACACCAGGAGCAGCCTCAAACATTTGGCTGCTCATACTAGGTGACTTTTTAAAGTCAAATGGCTCTAAAATACGGTCTTTTGTGTCCATTACATAATGTCCTTCTGGTTCCCCATATCTGAAGGATAATCATCTAAATCACCATCTGTTTTAGGAACGCCCTGCTCCCACAGATTGCAAATCTTCTCCATAGAGCAGGCGAAGTGCAGCTTTTCACAATAACCCACGCCTTCTTCTAAGCCCAAGCCCTCAGAGATGCAATTCAACATAGATGACTGTAGGTTAAAATACTGGCAAGTGCCGCAACGCGCGTTCTTGTTTTCCCATGTTGCTGTGGCTGGGCCGTAAGAATACTCATCTACAGCGACCTGTTTGTTTTCTTCATTGATGCTTTCGTCTTGCGTGGCTATAGGGCATACAAAGTTATCATCATCCCCATCGCCGTAGCCGGGAATCATGTCCTCAATGCTATTCATGTCGATTTCAATACGGATAACAGACATTAGAATATCCCCTTAAACCCTGTGCCAGAGGTTGCCGCACCGTAACCACGAACTGCACCACCAGAAGCATATTTGCGCGGCTTCTTTTTGTAATTCGGCTCACCCTTGTTTTGATTGTCAATCTGGAGGGTGTAATTGCCATACTGAGCATTGGTAAGACTGCCAACGCCCTGCGTAGTACCCTTAATAAGAATTTGACGCGGCGTAAGGCCGTCAATCTTTTCCATTACTTCACACCACTAAAAGAGCCACCACGCATAGCAGAACCCATGCCACGGCAAGAGCCTTGCGAGCCTGAATTACGAGCTTCACCGCCGTACCTATACTTATTAGCAAGTCCAGAGTCCATGTTTTGCTGAACAGCTTCGGGAAGCTTAGAAAAGCCCTTAAACTTCTTTGGAACCGCTTCGCCGCCTTTTTCATATCCCATCTCTTTTAACTCCTTATCATGCCTTTTTCTCATCTTTCGAGCTTTGTTTCCCATATAACCTAATGCCCCTGCACCAGCCGCAGCAGTGCCGTGAACACCGTAATTGATAATATCCTGAAGATGAGGAGCAATAGCCACCATAGCGTCCATAGCGGCAGATGTTTTCTTTATATCGCTTTTCTTTTTAGGCTTTTTAGGAGCTTTAGGTGCCATTATGAAATCCCCTTGAACTTACCACCGCGACCAGACATCACGCAGCCACCGTTTTTGTAACCTTTAGCCATATCTTCGCGCATTTTCTTTGAAGGCATCTCAGTGCGCTCGCGGCTTGCGTTACGCTCTTTACGCTTCTTCTTGCGAATCTCTTTAACTTCATCAGACATAATGGGCGCAGCAGGGCCGCCCTTTTCCATCTTCTTAGGTTTTGAACCACATCCAGCCATTAGTAATACTCCCGTTTCCTACGAAACTCTCTGTAATCATCTTCATCATAGTCAGAGGGAGTAATAATAAACCCACCCTGCCTGAACCTTAGTATAGCCTGTGTCATCGAATCCGCCAAGTCATCATGCTCACCATTAGGAAATGCCGCACATTCCTCAACGACTTCTTCAGCAAAGTTCATATCAGGCCTGTACACCATACCAGATTCAAACACAGGAGCACAGGCGTTCATACGGGTAAATTTATCAGCGCCACGAGAAGGCGTGAACGGCGTGACAGGTATGCCCATGCGCCGCAATTCTTGCGTCAAAGGTGTGCCGGAAGCTTTCTGTTCGACCAGAACCATGTCAGGCTCGAACTCACCGTATAAATCGAGCGCCTGCTCTTTGAGCTCTGGAAAATCCCATCTACCTCGCTGCGCGTCAAGTAATATGATGGCCTCTCCATCTCCATCCACAGGTTCAAAAATGCCCCAAGTAGTAATAGCAGAATAGTCCGCTCTTTCTGACTGAGAGAAGGCAGTATCGTATGATTGTATGATGTAGGAGCAAGCTGGTGGGCTATCGCTATCCCATACATTCCACCATTCCCTTTTGATAATCGCACCTTCTTCAGCAGTCGGATTCTGCAAATATTGCGCGTTCCACTTAGCAACAGGAATAGAAGCTTTAACCGCCTCCAACTCCTCTTTCTTCCAATATTCAGGCCATAAAACCTTATCATTTTTCGGGAAAATCGCCGGAAACTCCACGACCTCCCACTGGTCAGCACCACCCTCTGCTTGCTTTTGCAAAACCTTCGCCGTCAAATCGCGGATACTCCACCGCGTCATAACAATGATTATTGAGCCTCCCGGCTGGAGGCGCTGTCGGGGGCCTGAAGTGTACCACTCGTAAATATTATCAAGGGCTGTGGGTGATAACGCATCTTGTTCAGAAACAGGGTCATCAATAATACACAAATCAGCACCACGACCAGCCAACGCGCCACCAACACCCACAGCATAATACTCACCCCCCTTGCTCGTACTCCAACGCCCTGAAGCCTTCGCATCAGACGCCAAAGCTAAGTCAGGAAAAACATCTCTATACACATCACTGTCAATAAGGTTCTTGACCTTACGACCAAAACCCACAGCCAACTCAGCCGTGTGTGTAGCTTGAATAATCTTGGTATCGGGCTTACGGCCCATTAACCATGATGGAAATAAATACGAAGCAAACTCAGACTTAGTGTGTCTGGGCGGCATGTTTACGATTAAACGCTTGATTTTGCCTTCAGCAACCTTCTGAAGCTTATCCGCGTAAATCTTATGATGATTGCCCTCAACAAAAGTAGGCCAAACATTTTTCACAAAAGACATAAAATCGCCCTGCGACTCATCTCTTTTAGATACCTCATCTAAGCGCCCTACTACCTTACTAAGCTCTGCTATTTCATCGTCAGTAAGATACTCAAGAGGTATATCGAATGGTTTGTTCATGGACCCCTATCTTTGATTCCCAAACGTACTCCTAACCGAACCAAGCGCGGTTTGAACGCCCTGCTGAACACCAGCAGCAACAGGATTGTACCGCTCATATTGAGCGGCGACAGGAACGCTTGTAAGCTGCCCACCAGGAACACCACTCTGCATAACACTCAATTACTGTGGCGATACGCCGCCTAGCGCCAAATCTTGACCCATTTGAGGCAAATTCTGTCCATAATAGCTACTGCCACGGTCAGCCATTCGACCCCTAACCTCTAATTGTGTGCGCTCAAGGTCGCTCATAGTGTCTGGAGTATTAAAGCTAAACAAATCACCCAACATGTCAGAAAAAGAAGGAGTGCTCGCTGCCTCAACAGAGGAAATCCTGTCCCTAATGCTTTGCTGCTGTTGAGGAACTTGCGTTTGCACTTGCTGCTGTTGCATATTAGCCGCTTCTAAAGCCTGACGCGCTTCTGCATCCGCCCTCGCCTGCTGGTTCATCTGATTGGCGATAGCAACATTGTTGTCACCACCCTGCGGAGTTTGATTGGTTATAAAACTCCCAGGAGCTACTGTTGGCGCCACATTGTCGTCACCGCTACTGTCAAAAGGGTTCTCAGAATAAGAGCCACCAGAGAAAGTGCCTCTGCCACTGCCCTCAAATCCCACATCAGGGCCAGCGCCACCAAATGCATCCAAATCGTTAGAGACATTACCGCCTCTAGCAAAATTCTGCACATTAGAACCGCCAAGAAGATTTAAAAAATCATCCGCAGCCGTGTTTAAATTAGAAGAAATGCCAGGGATTCTACGCAACTGACCATAACCAAATCCTAGAGAACTGCCGCCCGTAGCCGGAGCGCGAGGCCCTGCGTTCACAGGAGCGGGCATCATAGGTGTCGGTGCAGTCTGAGTCGGCGCCGCTGGCTGTAACTTAGCCAACTCTGCCGCAACTAAATCAGCAACAGAAGGTTGCGGGGCCTGAACTGGACGGGGCGCACTGCCACCACCACCACCGCCTGTATTGGCGCCAGGAATGCGGCCTTCTACAGAACCGCGACCAAGCTGGTTAGTTCCGGGAACTCTTGTGGCTACAATTTGACCAGCCCTATCATAAACAGGCTCGTAGCCATTATTCACGATATCATCGTACATATTTGCAGCGTTTCTAGCGCCGAAATTGGTAAATGCGCCAAGAATGCCAGTGCCTTCCTGACCAGCACGTTTTGCTAACTGGTCAAGAGCGCTCATATCTGCGCGTCTGTCATCGCCCGTAATAGTGGTGCGGCGGTTATTGGCGTCAACAATATTCTGCTCTTTTTGCACATCAGTAGGATATTCTCTGCCTGACAGAGTGTCCATCAAAGCGCCCAAGAAGCTCTGGTCTGCGGGTGCGCGAGAACCAGCAGCATCCGTAATTTCTCCAGTGCCAAAGCCAGAGTCAGCTATTCTGTTAGTGGACCCAGCTTCTGTGCGTACAATGCCGTCTGAGGCAGGCACATTAGGAGCTGACGGGAATGAACCCTGCCCCATAGCGCCCAAATTGCCAAGCTGCGGGCCAACACTTGGCGCACCAATTGTACTGCCGATTTGGTCGTAACCGTTAATTGTGTTGCCTGATACCGATATCCCAAGCTCGTCAAGCTC